CAGCAACACCAGCCATGTGGAATGGGTGCATTAGTATGTTGTGTTCTGCTTGGAACACGAACATGAAGTTGAACGTACCAGATATACCTAAAGGCATACCATCAGAGAAAGATCCCTGACCAAATGGGTATACTAAGAATACAGCAAATGCTGCAGATACTGGAGCTGAGTATGCTACACAGATCCATGGTCTCATTCCTAGTCTGTAAGATAATTCCCACTGTCTTCCCATGTATGCTGAGATACCAATTAGGAAGTGGAAAATTACAAGCTGGTAAGGACCACCATTGTATAGCCATTCATCTACTGTTGCTGCTTCCCAGATTGGGTAGAAGTGTAGACCAATAGCGTTTGATGAAGGAACAACTGCACCAGAGATGATGTTGTTACCATACATGAAAGAACCTGCTACAGGCTCTCTGATTCCGTCAATATCAACGGGAGGTGCTGCTATGAAAGCAACAATAAAACATGCTGCTGCTGTTAGCAAGCATGGGATCATGAGTACACCAAACCAACCAACATAGATTCTGTTGTTTGTTGAAGTTACCCACTCACAGAACTCAGGCCATCCCTGTAGTAGACCTGTACTGCGCTGTTTTGAAAGAGTTGTCATTAGTAAGACGTTAAGTAGGACTCTAGGGTAGAGTGAAACTTATTTCCAGTAATCCCTCACTACTGGATATTAAGACGTATTTTATCCTCCCATAGGTCTTGGTTAGCGGGAGCAAATAATGAGTGATAAAATCACCACTTTCAGTTATTTATCTTAACACAACTTTACACTATCTGTCAAATATTCTAATCAACCATACAAATTTGCATTATAATGTTTACGCACTGGTGGATACTCTACTTTCTTTTTAGTAGCAGCAATGTATATTCTCAATAACAAATCAGTTGTAATCACTTTTTAAAATATTTCTTTATAACCTCAACCTGATCCTCATACTTGGCAATCATGTCTAGTTCTTGTTCAATTGCTTCTACAATGTTTGAGTGTTCACCAATACCTGCAGGATTAGTTAAGTAAACTTCCACATTAGCAACATGTTTTTGGATGTCACCTTGTGCATGTGCTAATAGTGCTTTGATTAGTTGTTCTCTCATTGATTTAAAGGAATGGTACGTGAGCTCTTTTAAACTTTATAAATCTATCTATGGCAAATTCTCCACCACCCATACATAATACACCAAAAGAGCCTCCAAAGTAAAGTATTAGTAACTCTAACAGGTATATATTGAAACCTGATGTAACTATTCCATGGTAAATGGCAAATGATATAGTGCCAACAATGAATAGTGCTCCTATCCTGGTAAACAATCCAGCAATGAGTAACCAACTTCCTACTATCTCTGAATAAGCTGCCACATAGGAGAAGAACTCTGGGAATGGTAATCCTAAAGGTTTTACAAATGCATTAGCAAAGTTAGGAATGTTTTCTAACTTCTCATACCCATGATGAATTAGCATAGCACCTATACAAATTCTTAAAATTAATAGTCCAAATGATTTTAAATATTTCATATTGTAACAATACGTAATATTATGTATATCAATTTAAACTCTCCTTCTTCTTCTCTTTCTTTTAAATAACTTTTGGTAAATGGGTCTAATAATGAATAGATCTATCAACTCAATAAGAAATAAAAATCCTAAGAATACTACCATTCCTGCTAAGGCTATACCTTCTAATATTTTCAAAAGTATTTTTTTCATCAGCAAGAATGCTCCTCAACTAGAGGTTCTCCAACCTCAACAAAATTTAACTCACTGTTATAGACCCAATGCATTTTACTCCATACATTTTGAAACTCTTCTTCCTCAAGATCTTTAAGTAAGATCTTATCATTCCAGTAAATATGGTATCTTTTCATTGACTTCATGGTTTCCTATAAGTATCTATACTTAGTTTAAATTTAATGATCAATGACAGGTTTTTCATTCTTCAATGTAGAATATAACTTTGAGTTTTCAGCACATGATACTGGTATGAACTCTTTGTCTGGATCAAAACCATCATATCTCTTTGCTTGATTAATTACAATAGAACCACCCTCACCAGATACAGATCTATGATAAGTTCCACGTGGTATGA